TTAATTCTACCGCGCCAAAGTCAATAAAAGATTGTGGAGCCGTTACCCTGCCATCAGCGACCATTTCGATGGTTTGTAACACCCTTTCAAAATTAGTCATTTGTCTAACTTGCTGTCTAGCTTATCAAAAAGCATGGTGAGCATTGCTTTCAGCTCCCGAATATCTTCCTTAAAATCGTCCTTTTGAACATACTTGGCGTGTATCTCTCTCTCAAGATCAATCAGGTCTACTTTTAACTTTTCGAGCGCATAGAAAATACTGCGGATCGTCCAGCCAGAAATGGTAAAAACCAATCCTGCTGAAAGATTAAAAAGTAGTTGATAGTCCATTATTCCAAATCCGGTAAATTAATCAGTTTTAAATCAGGCTTTTCGTCAGAATATGCCTCCAGCAGAAGCAGAAGTGCCTCAATGTCATCTGGAGTGTACTGCCCATCAGTATAATACAAAACGGTCAAAATAAATTCGCCAACGCCTCTCACAGTATAACCTCTAATCACCTATTTTTGAATCAGGTTCATGGTATTCACGGGGGATCTCGTAGGTGTGAGTGATCGCCTTCCCGCCTGATCTGCGGTACACGATCATATCCATTACAGATGCGGAGCCATAGCCCTGCCCAGCATGCCATGCGTCCGGTGGTGCGAGACAGCCATGCTTCTCAACAATCACACCGTTGTCGCATTCTTTAACATCCTGATGATGGAAATGACCCACCAACCAATATTTATGGGTAGTCTCAGCCCAAGCCTTCGGCATATCTCTCGGCATTATGGCTGATAATTTCTCCGCCCTGACTTTATCACCGTGGTGAACACCAATAAGGTTTTTATGCCACTGCAAATAGCAAAAAAAGCCCTTCTGCGGAACCATGTTAACTCTTGGCTCTTTTGACCAGTACATGGACAAGCACAACTGGATAGCTATCGCCGTGTCTGAGTCATGATTACCTCTGGCGATGACTACGTCTACCTTTTCAAACTTTGTGAGCATAGTGTCGATTGCGAAAATCAGGGTGTGTGCGGCAGAGCGCATGACGTTTTCGTAGCGTGTATCCACATCAACAGATGTGCCGCGAGTTGTGGTACTGTTGGAGTTATCTGAATGGGTGTAATCACCGACATTGACAAGCAACGAATGCTTTGCTGTGGGCGCACAATCCACCAGTGAAGTGACAGCATCCTTAATTTCTGATGTGGCGATATTGACATCAAAGTCCCTGCCTCTTGTCAGGTCACCATCGGCCTTCATCCCTATATGCGCGTCACCAATAATAATTGTAGGGAGCAGGTCAGGATCATATTTTACTTTTTTGGGCTTTGGCTTTGCTTTGACAGGCTTGATGGTATTTGCCAGTTCATCAACAAACGCCTTGAAGGCTTGTTGCTTTTGCTCAAACTCAGCTTTGGTCTTTATCCAAACGGTATTCCCTTCTTCATCCTTTGTGAGCGTAGACTGGCCTACAAGCTTCTGACCGGGCGGTACAAATCTGGTGTTATCTGAATGCTCCGTCCAGCCACGTTGGGATGCTCTGAGTACTAATTTGTCCAGTTCGATATAAATGTTCTGATGAGCAATGCCGAGCTTTCTTGCGGCATGGTATGCAGAACCTTTTTCCATATATGCGTGATAGTAATCCCGCTGTCGGGGTGTCGCTTGGGCTACGTCAAGGAAGGTCGAGTCGGCGGGATACTTTTTTTTAGTTGGCATTTACTGTGCCTCTGCAATCATCGCAACGATAGCGGCTATTACACCGCCACAAAGAGCAAACAGAAAAACAGCTAGCGCCAAATCCATAGCATCTTTTTTGGCTAGTTCCTGCGCTCGCTTTTCTCGTAAACGCTGGTTCTTGATAGCCCGCCTTTCGCGTAACATCTCGCGGTAGAACTCGCCCTGCCCAGAGTAAATCAAGAATTCGCGCAGTTCATTTTCCATCTCACGCGCTTTGGTCTTTGCGATAGTTATTTCTAACGCCTGCGATTCAATGCTTTTACCATTTAGTAACTTTTGGGCATAAGTGGCGGTTTCGTTCTCAATACTAGCTTGCGTAATACGCTCATTAGCATCCCAGAACTTGCCAAGGGTCTCGCCCATGTCCTGCAATTCCTTGCCTTTTTCCAGCCCCGTTTTCAGAGCTTTAAAAGCGGAGTTCGCAAGGCTAACTGCCGCCATCACTTCTATCATTTTGTTAGCCTATGGTTACGGGACTATTCTTGGGTCAACCCAATCAGCATTCAATGTCCATGTGCCATCAGCGGAGCAACTATACTTACAGCCATACCAATCATCTGGTTCTGTCACGTTTTCAATCAAGCTAGAATTGCTAGAGTTTAAGTCACAAATTCTAAAATCAAGGGATTCTGGGTCACCCATGTCAATATGTTCAGCCGTCATCACAACAGAATAGTCATCGGCAACAAGATATTTTGAGCAGTTATGTTCGTCTACAATAGTTTTCATTTTATATACCTTTCAATAGAATTGATGTTGGAGAAAGAGCCTTCCCAGCAGGAGTGGGAGATACCGTTGTGGATAATGCTCCATCGTCTTGGACGTAATAATCAGTTTGTGTTGTCAGTCCTGTAACGGATTGGTTGATACTACCTCTTAGGCTTACCACCCCTGCCTCACCATCGGCAATAGCTTCGTTTGTAATGCCTATAAAATTAGGAGCAGTTGATGGGGCATTATCAATCATGGTGTATTTTGAATCGGTACTACCCGAGTAAAATATAATTGCTTGGCTGTTATTTGAATCGTAAACAGAAATCGGTATGTTAGATGATGGAAGACTACTAGTGTCGGCAGTAAATGTTTGACCATAATATATGGTTGAACCCGAAATAGTCCCAGCAACGTACTTCGCGTTATTTGGAGAGGTAACATCTCTATAAAAAATAACAACCTGCCCATTGTTGCCAACTATTGTAAACTCCGATATTTGAGTAAATGTAGGTCTATCTGCCCAAACAAACGGGCCTGATACGGTTACGTTTCCGGCATCAACAGTTAGTAGATATGACCGCATAGCATTATCAGCGTAGCCAAACTGATCAGCATCAAATGCTACAACGTATTTGCCTGTTGAAGGCTCGTATGCCATTTGGGGGTAAGAAATTCTGGGTTCCGAGCCTATCGTTGTTAGGGCGCCAGTACCCTCACCAAAATTAGCATAATTCCCAAAAAATATAGTCGTTGCTATCCCCCCAACTGTGGCGCCTTTATTGGCGAAAACGATTGCTTGCATTGCGGGTTGTTGGTCTGGGTTTATAGATAAGAAACAATTGGCATCAATACTTACGCTTGCAAAAACCATAGGAGTGCCAGCCATGACACTGGTTGTGTAAGGGCCGGTAGAACATCCCAAAGCAGTACCATATAAAAAATTATTACTATTTGCATAAGTTATGTATACCAACCCAAATAGAGTAGTATCATAATCGGCAGAGTCCCGCGATGTAACCATTTGTGGCTTGATAACCCCAGTTGCTTTTGAAGATGGAAAACTTTCATTAGCGGTAATTGTGGTTCCAGATATATTAAAAGTTTCGGCATATAGTGCACCTGAGACCACCCATGCAATAACGACTTTATCAGAGTAAGAGTAATTTTTTTCCACTCTACACCATGAAGTAGAGGTAGATGAAAATACCAGCGGAGAGCCAAAAGTAATTGTGGTTCCTGATATCGTGCCAACAATAGCTGTACCGTAACCGCTATTAGCATTATCGCTATAAACCATCACTACCGTGTTAGAATTTGGGTCGTACCACGCATCGTCATTGGTTGAATCGAAGGTGGTTGAATTAGTCTGAGAAGCTCTCCAAACTGTGGGTGTTGAGTTAGACGAAGTCGCGGGGCTAACAGCCTGAACCGTCCCGTTTGAATTTAAAACAACAGTTTGCCCATTGGCTAAAGTACCTGTGGCAACTGGTTTGTATATACCGCCATCTGCAAAATCTGCTAAGTCTCTTGCGTTACTCATATCTGTATCCACCCTACTGTATTGTCTTCTTGATAAGCAATTTCATCCCAGTACGCTTCACCTTCAGGTTTAGGCAATGGTGCGTTCCAGACAAATGCTGTGCTGTCATATGTCCAAGAGCCGTATGGTGACTCGTTAGGGCTTTCTGGCAGTGCGTTATCTGGGAAGCCAGCCTGTGCAGGTACATCGCGTAAAGCAGCCCTATAGTTCTCGTAGACAGTCTTGTCATCAGTTGACAGTGGGCTATCAGGGAGAACTGCCCAGTCTGTTTTTGACAGCTTGTCGTTGCGCTGGATTCGCACATTAGCTTTCTTGTTAATTAGTTCGTTAGCTATAGCTTCGGCAGGGCGGTCTATTACGCTGTAAGTCTGATAAGCAACGCCATCGCGTACCTCTATGACATCCTCAATGACCTTTTCGGTAGCTGGGTCATACGCTGGCTTGGTGTCGTCAGTCAGTCTAA